GTGCTACATTTGGAGACACCCTTTAGGTAAAAGTAATAAGCCTTTTGCTATTAATTTCCTAAGAAGAATAAGAAAATTTATGCTACTGAATACTAAGAGAGATGTTATTGATCGTATCTTAGCGTTTCACAAAGTGCCCGCAGAGACTGAACGAATCAACTGTAGAGATACAGAAGCAACAGTCCAAACACTTAATTGAGTTTAGAAAGTTCTTATCCGGCATACTCCGGTAATCACTGTTAGTGACTACACGGTTGGTGGTACTCTTACTTATCAGGTTCCTGAGATTGCAAACACGGAACTGAATATTGATAAGGCAAAGAGTTGGAGTTTCAGAATTGACGATATTGATGCTGTCCAGAGTGATCTGGATCTTATGAACAAGTTTGCTGCAGATGCTGGTGAGCGTCTGAAGATTGCTATTGATACTGATTGCTTTGATTATATCTCTACTCTTGCACATGCAGATAATATTGGTGCAACTGCTGGAGCTATTAGTGCTAATATTGATATGGGGGGAGCCGGTGCTGGTGTCGCTATTTCCAGTACTAATGCTACTGACCTTATTGTAGATATTAATACTGTCCTTGATGAGCAATCGATCCCCTCAGAGAATCGCTGGGTTGTTCTTCCTGCATGGTTTATTGCTCTTCTGAAGAAGGGTGATCTTAAGTCTGCAGATATCTCTGGGGATACCACTGGTGTTATCCGGTCAGGAGTTGTGGGCATGGTTGATAGAACAAAAATCATCCAGTCTAATCTCCTGAAGCATACAACTGACGGAGCTAACGAGTGCTTCTATTGTATGGCTGGTACTAAAGAGGCTGTAACCTTTGCCAATCAGTTGGTGAAGACCGAGTCCCTTCAGATCGAATCTAGCTTCGGCACATACATGAGGGGCCTTGCAGTCTACGGTCGTGCTGTTGTACAGCCGAAAGCCCTTGTAGCTCTTTACGCTTACAAGGCATAACTATTAACAATACCCTCTACACATCTCGTAGGATCTGTGCACCACTGAGGGTTACTACAAACCCCCATAGGACCATAGTAGGATCTATGGGGGTTTTTTATTATCTGGAGACCTAATGAAAGAATCGGTATATGTAATTAGAAGGGATGATGGGGTAAAGTTCTGTGTGAATAAAGAACACTATGAGAACTATAAGGAAAGATATTTTCTTGTAAAACCCACTAAAGTAGAAAGCCCTCCCCCTTCAGACTCCCCCAGTGTTGATAAGCCTACAAGGACTAATAAGAAAACTAAGGAGTAATCCATGCAATATCTTAAGATGGCTCAAGCAGTCAGAGAGCACATAGGTCTACAAGGTACAGGGCCATCTTCCATAGACGCTACAGGCGCAGAAGGCCAAATGCTTCATATGGTAAGAGATGCTTGGGCTGACTTGCAGAATTATAGAAAGAACTGGAAGTGGATGAGAGATACTAAATCATTTGCTACAGCATCTGGAACTACAACTTATACACCTGCTATAATCTTTGGTCCCACTAATAGATTTAAGAGATGGTATCCAGAATCCTTTTATGTTTTAGATAACACAAAGAAGACTCTGTTGAGATATCTTGAATATGATTACTTTGTTTATAAATATAGAGATAATACTAATAGTAGTAAAGTTACTGAATTTACTATAAGACCACAAGACTATGCTATAATTATTAATAAACCTGATGGAGCCTATTGGATCTATGCAGACTATTATAAGAATAATCAAGAACTATCTCTTAGTACGACAGAACCTGAAATGCCTGTGGACTACCATAACTACATTGTATACGAAGCTACAGCACGTTATGCGTTATCTATAGGACTATCTCACATCTACCAGCAGTATGCTTTGAAAGCTTCAGAAGCTCTTGGTAATATCTTAAGAGAGCTTAACCCTAAAGAGTTCTTCAAGGTTAGGGGGATAGTATGACTACTCCTAGACAAATTAATATAATGCCAGTAAACACACAGAGTATCATCTTCGATACTGGTGTTAATGAGGCAGTCTCATCTATTGAGATGAAGCCAAGCGACCTTCTAACCTGTAAGAACTATTATATTACCGAAGGTGTAGCAGGAGGTTATGTATCTGTAGCTGGTTATGAGAGGTATGATGGGCAGACAGCCCCTTCTAGTGTACTTGCAACTTCTTTAGATGATGCAGCTAGAGAGGCTGCAAGAACTGCTATAGGAGTTGTAGGTGGAGTAGATGGTATAGGCCCTGTAAGAGGTGTATATATCTTTCAGGATGATGTATATGCCTTCAGGGATAAAATAGGTGGAACAGCAGCAGGTATGTATAAGGCTACTGATACAGGATGGGTAGAAGTAGATACATCAGCAGCCCCACTATTACCAGGAGGTTCTTACTCTTTCATTACTCATAACTTCTTTGCTACTTCTACAGGGGAAAGGATGTACTGGTGTAATGGTGTTGATCATGCTAGGTCTTTTGATGGAACTACTGTCAACATCATGAATAATACAGGAATGGGTGATAATGATAAACCTACATATATAGCAGCTCATATAGATAGGCTTTGGTTATCTTATCCTGGAGGTTCACTTCAATACTCTGTAGTTGGTATGGATTTTGATAATGATGGAATTGATGGAGAAGCTGATGACTGGTCCTCTGTTAATGGTGCAGGGGAGATAGGGATCGGTGGAGAAATAACAGCACTTAGAAGTTCTGTAGGAAGTACACTTATTATCTTTGGAAGAGATTTTATAAAAATCTTTGAAGGACCTTCTATAGGTGAAGGAGTCTTAAAGACATTCTCAGATTCTCTAGGAGCTTATCCTCATACTGTAGATAAATTATTTGATACTATCATCTTCATGAGTGATATGGGTGTAACTACCCTTGCAGCAGCTCAAGAGTTTGGTGACTTCTCTACTAATACAATATCTGAAAGAGTAAAGAGAACTCTATTTACATATAAGAGTCTTATAACATGTGCTATTACATTAAAGAAGTTAAATCAATATAGGCTCTACTTTAGTGATGGGAGATGTATAGTATTTTCTTTTTATAATAAGAAGCTTAGAGGTGCAACTTTCTTAAGGTATGTAGCACCTGTTCTATTTATAACAGAAGGTATGGAATCTTCAGGGGATCTGGTAAGTTTCTTCTCATCTAACTCTGGGTATGCTTACCAAGCAGATGTTGGTACATCTTTTGATGGCACTGTAATAGAACATAACTTTGCTACTAGCTATTTCCATTATAGTTCTCCTAGAAACTGGAAGAGATTCTTTAGAATCACATTAGAAATAGACTCTGTAGATGAGATGACTTTCTACATTAAACCATCCTTTGATTACTCTGGAGATTATTATCCGGCATCTATAGAGAATACTTTAGAAGTTACAGGAGCTGGAGATCAGTGGGATCAAGGTCTTTGGGATCAGATGATGTGGGCTGGTAGTGCTGTTACTAATAGACTCTTCTACGATATACTTGGTATTGGTAGTAATATGAATGTAGCACTTAGATACTCTTCCAAGTATACGAGACAGCACACCTTCCAAGATATGATTGTAGACTTTACAGTGATGGGGAGGCAGATGGGATAATGCCAAGTGCATACTATACTAATATAGGGAAGTCTGTAGTACCTGGAAATATTGCATATGCTGATGATCTTAATCAGATCAACCTAGCTGTAGATGTAGCCCTAGAACAAGTTGAAGCTGATATTGGCATTATACAATATGGTGCTCCTTATTATTCAGCGTTATCCCAGAAGTGGGCTGAGAACCCTGAAGATGTAGAAGTCACAGTAGGATCTTATAGTGCTCTACATTGGGCTGCTAAGGCTCATGCAGATGCAATACAAACTGCCGATGATAGAGTACATACAGGACTTGATGCCGCTAGTACTTATACAGATATGGTAGATGCTGGACTATATGCAACAGCAGCATCTAACAGTGCCGATACTGCTGAAGGCTGGGCAGTAACTCCGTATAATACCGAAGTAGAACCAGGGAAGTATAGTGCATTACACTATGCTACAGTTGCTCAAAATGAATTAACACCTAGTAACCTTCTTGCAGATATTATTACAGTAGATGGAGCAGCTAGTGGGTTAGATGCAGATCTATTAGATGGTCAGCATGGTTCTTACTATGCACCTATAGCATCTCCTACGTTTACAGGAACTCCTTCAGCCACTACAGCTTCTTGGACAACTAATAGTACACAACTGGCAACAACAGCTCATGTATATGATTCTTTTCCTGGATCTTTAGGGACTAGTGGGTATCAGAAATTTAAGAATGGTTTGGTATTTCAATGGGGTACAGTTACCTGTAGTGCAACTTCTGGAAATCCCGTGTCAATAGAATTTCCATTAAAGTATACAACTGTGTATGTTATAGTTGCCACTGGGAATACAGCTAATACATTAAATGCTGCAGTATGGTACAGTAATGTAGCTACAACTGGATTCGACATTAGAGCAGCAATAGCAAGTCAGTCTGCTAGATGGTTAGCGATTGGTTACATAACTCCAGCATAATAAGGATATAAGTATGGCAAGTACATATTATAATAGTGCAGGAAAGTCTGTAGTTGCTGGGGATATAGCCTACGCTGCAGATATAAAT